TACTTTAGTAACTAAAGGCGTTGATGCCGCAATTGAAGCCAACAAGAAATACAACAATTCTGTTTTAGCACAAAGAATTCAATTAGATTTATACCAAGCCGATGTAATGGGCGTTCCCCAATACGGAAATTCAATTGATGCGTTAGCGGCAAAAGGTATCTCAAAACCTAGCACTTCAACAGGCGGGCGTTCTGTAACTGATGCCGCTGAAAAAGAAAGGCAAAGAAAAGCAGAAGCCGCCGCAAAAGAAGCGCAACGATTAGCAGAAAAAGCAGAACGCGAAAGATTGCGGGCGTTAGAAAAATATTTTAATGAACTGCAACGCCTAGACAAAATATTATTAGATGTAGAAGGCAAAGAAAATAACGCGTTTACAGATTCAATTAAGCGAATTGAAAATGATGAACAAGCATTAAAAATAAAAAACGGTATTTTAGATATTGAAAAAACAACAAGGGATATGCGTTCTGAAGATGCACAACTAACAAAAGATTTGTATTTGGCAGAACAGAAAAGATTAGAAAACATTAAAGAAATTGAATATAACAATCTTTTAAGCGCAGACACAAAAAAATATTTAATCTCACAAGAAAACGCATTAGCCGATGCAACAGAACGCTACCTACGCGCACAAAACCAAGCGGTTAAAGCGCAACGCGAAGGCACGGGCGAACAGGGCTTCTTAAAAGAAGGTGCAAAGTTTTTCCGCGATATGCCTACCGATTTAGAAAACGGTGCAAAGGCTTTTCAATCCGTAATGGGCAACATGGAAAGCGCATTAGATAACTTTGTTCGCACGGGCAAGTTATCGTTTAAGAGTTTGGCGCGTAGCATCATTCAAGATTTGATTGCTATTCAATTGCGGGCATCAGCAACGGGTTTGTTTAAATCATTGTTTGGGATGTATGCAAGCGGCGGTTTTGGTACTGGCAATTCTTTTGGCAATGCTGACCTTGGCGGGTTCTTAGCCGATGGCGGTTCGGCTAATGCCAATACGCCTTATGTTGTCGGGGAACGCGGGCCTGAACTGTTTGTACCGCGTTCATCAGGCACGGTAATACCGAATCATGCTTTAGCGGGCGCGGGCGGTACTACGATGGTTACAAACAACTACATTAACGCCATTGATACCAAATCGTTTGAAGAACGCCTATACGGTAGTTCTAACGCAATTTGGGCGGCAAATCAGTATGCCAATAAATCGTTGGCGGTGAATAGGGGTCGGGCATGAGTTTCCAAACCATCTTTGATATACAACAATCCATGACGGTAAACAACCGCCGTATGGTTGGACAACAAGTAGCCCGTTCGGGTTATATCACCGTGGCGCAATACCTAACCGCCGTGCCTTGGGTGTTTACTATCCAACCCCATGCGTACCTTTACTATCCGCAAGTTCGGGATGTAATACAAACCATTGATAACCTTGATAGGCAATTGCCCGAAACCATTACTTTCAATAGTACCAATTTATCTTGGTTTACTGAAATGCGCGGCACGGCTACCGCGGCTACGCTAAACGGTGCGCCCGCGGCTAATACGCAAACACTTGCTTTAACTTCTAACGGCACATTTAAAGCGGGCGATTTTATTATGATTAGCGGTTACACATACAAGATAACCGCAGATAGCGCGGGTTCATCAGTAGGCATTAACCGACCGCTAATTGGTTCACCCGCATCAGGCACAACGGTTAGCATTGGTAATGCTTGCACATTTACGGTGGTTGCAGAATCTTGCCCAACCTATACACTTAACCCAATGACCGATGGCGCGTTTGTGCAATGGGATTCGCCGTTTGTTTTTAGAGAATACATCGTATGACAACAATTAACGCCGTAACTGGTTCACAAATTAACCATGCAGAATTTGTAAAACTTACCGTTGGTAATGCGGGAACTGTTTACACATTCTGCAACGCCGCCGCGCCTATCACGGTTGGCGGCATTACCTTTTCAAACCTTGGTGCGCTACTTAGCGTTGGCGATGTTCAGCGCGATATTAAGGCTACATCGGATGACATGGCTATTCAATTAACGGGAATAAATCCAAGCAATGTAGCGTTAATTCTAAGCAACGACATTAAAGGTTCATTGGTAGAAGTATGGCGCGGGTTCTTTGATTCAAACAATCAAATCATTACTACGCCAACAACCCAATTCTTTAAACGCTACCAAGGCATCATCAATAGCGTTTCTATTACAGAAGATTTCAACACCGATGCTAGAACGCGTGTAGCAACTTGTTCTATTTCTTGTTCATCAATGCGCCGTGTTTTAGAAAACAGATTGTCGGGCGTAAAAACAAATCAAAACAATTGGCAATTTATTTATAGCGGCGATACATCAATGAACCGCGTAAGTGAAATTTCAAATACATTTTTTGATTTTGGTTCACCGCCAAAAACAAATACACAATCAAGCGAAACAACAATTACTGTAGATGAAAATCAATTTAGAGCATAAATATGATAAGACCCGCAACAAGATACGACATCCCTAGACTGTTAGAAATTGTAGAGGCTTACGCTTATGAAAACCCAATTAAAAAACTTGGTCAACCAAATAATCACTTTCCCCGCTATGTTGAAGAACTATTGTTTAGCATCATTCAAGGGCGCGGGTTTATTTATATCGATTCGCATCTCAGGGGCGCGATTGTGGCTTATAAAAGTTCTAACATTTGGTCGCCAAAAGTAAAAGAGTTAAACGAATTATTGTGGTGGGTAGAACCTGAACACCGCAATGGAACGGTTGGTGGTCGCCTTTGGAAAGCGTTTGATGAACGCGCAAAGGAAATGCTAAAAGCGGGTGATGTAGATTTTGTTTGCACTTCAATTTCTGCTAACGGCCCGTTGATTGATTACACACGCAGGGGCTATAAATCCCTTGGGGCAACTTTCGTTAGGGAATGAAATGGTTACAAGTTTAATTATAGGTTTAGAAGCAATTGGCTTTTCAACGGCAATGGCAACCTTTGCCGTTAACTTTGCCGTTTCCTATGTTGTTACCCGTGCCTTTGCAGATAACCCCGAACAACAACAAGACATGGGCGTTAGGCAACAAGTACCGCCAAGCGCAGTTAACGCTATTCCTATTGTGTACGGCAATGCCTATATGGGCGGCACATTTGTTGATGCGGTTCTGACTACCGACCAAAAAACTATGTACTATGTTTTGGCTATTTCAAGCATTAGCCCTAACGGGCAATTTGCTTTTGATACCGCAGATATGTACTACGGTGATAGAAAGATTACTTTTGATGGTTCAGATTTAACCAAGGTTGTTAGCCTTACCGATGAAGCGGGAAATGTAGATACAAAGATTAGCGGCAACCTTTACATCAATCTTTATACATCTACCGCGGGCGGCACAATTACATCCGCTAACGGCGCATCAGCACCTAGCACGGTTATGGGCGGTTCTGATATTGCCGTTGGTCAGCGTTGGACAGGAACGCGCCAAATGAACAGTTTGGGCTTTGCTATTGTCAAACTAATTTACAACCGCGATGCCGATACTACACAACTGCAACCTATCACATTTAAAGTTTCACATACTTTAAACGGAACAGGCGTAGCCAAAGCGGGCGATGTTTGGTACGACTACATTACAAATTCTGTTTACGGCGGCGCGGTAGATGCGGCGTTTGTTAATAGCGCAAGCGCAACCGCTTTAAATGTATATGGCGACCAAAACATAACATTTACAAACAGTAGTGGCGTACCATCAACGCAACCGCGTTACCGAATTAACGGTGTGTTAGATGCGGGGCAAACTGTATTAAGTAACATTGACCGCATCGTATCTGCTTGCGATTCGTGGATGACCTACAACGCCGCGTTGGGTCAATGGTCAGTTGTTATTAACAAAGCCGAATCTACGGCGTATGCGTTTAATGATGACAACATCATTGGCGAAATTCGCGTTAGCGCAACCGATATTACAAGTTCAATTAACCAAGTTGAAGCGCGATTCCCGTTTAAAGAAAACCGCGACCAAGCCGCATTTGTAAACATTGAAACGCCTAGCGGTTTACTGTATCCCAACGAACCCGTTAACAAGTATTCCGTTACTTACGACATGGTTAACGATTCGGTGCAAGCGCATTACCTTGCTAATCGTTTGTTGGAACAAGCCCGCGAAGATTTGATTGTTTCTTTCAGCACTACTTATTACGGAATTCAAGTAGATGCGGGTGATGTAGTTAGCGTTACCAATACTGATTACGGTTGGAACGCTAAACTTTTCCGCGTGATGAAAGTTAACGAAGCATCATTACCCGATGGTTCACTTGGCGCAAAACTAGAATTAAACGAATACAGCGCGGCTGTTTACGATGACCAAGACATAACGCAATTTACGCCCGTGCCTAATAGTAATTTGGCATCGCCTGTTTTCTTTTCTGCGTTAAGCGCACCTACGGTTACGGCATCACGCCCATCGGATGCAGTACCTAGTTTTGATATACAAGTTGCAATCCCTGCAACGGGTCGCGTAACTTTTGGTACTTTGTTTTACACAACAAACCCCGCCGATTCGTTATCGTATAAAGTTTTAAATACTGCGGTATCGCCTAACAATATTCCAGTTGCAAACGGAACAACGTACACATTTACAAATCAGGTTTTGCCCGCAGGGACTTATTACTTTACTTATACGGTTGGTAATGAAATTGCATCATCGCAAAAAAGTTCAAACAGTTCTGCATTTGTTTGGTCGCCAGTCAATAGCGAGTCAGGCAACGTGGCTACCTTGCAAGCAGAAGTTGCATTGTTAAGCATTGATGTTGCTGACAAGGTAAGCAAAACAACATCCAACATCTTAACGGGAACAATTGTTCCTCAAGATTTTGGTGGCATAAAAGTTGGTTCTATTACTTGGAACTCATCTGGTGTTGTAACAAGCGGTTCTGGTATTGCTATTACAGAAAACGGCATTGTTGGCGCAAAGGCTGGTGTCCCTAATTTCACAATTGACACTTCTGGCAATGCTTTGTTTAAAGGTGACATTAACACTGATGGTGATGCTTATTTTGCTGGAGACAATCCAACAGCTTCAACTATTCCTGTTTATGATAGTTTGTACTACATTGACTACTCAGCTTTTGGAAATGGAAATACAAACGCGACGCTAGGAAATGTTAGAGCTGGAGTGTTAGGTTCAGCAACTTCAACAGGTAGCGTTTGGAATGCTGGTGTTATTGGGTATGCAACTAACGCATCTGGTGTATTGGGAAGCGTAGGAATTGGTGTTGTTGGCTCTGGTCGAGACATTGGTGGTTATTTTGCTTCATACACAGATGCTGGAATTGGACTTATTTGTACAACTTCATCATCAGCTTTTGTTGCATTTAATATTCAACAAGGTAAATTTAATTGGGGCGCTTATTCAATACCTCAGCCTACTGGTTCAACAACTACATTCTTACGCAATGATGGTCAATGGGCAACTCCATCAGGAAGTGGAAGCGGAACAGTTACTAGCGTTAGCGGTACAGGCTCTGTGTCCGGCATTACGCTATCAGGTACTGTCACTACATCAGGCAACTTGTCTCTTGGTGGGTCTTTAAGTTTATCTACAGGTAACCTGACTGCAACAGCCCCCGGCTCTGCTTTTTATCTGTCTGGTAGCGGCTGGTCATCTACAAGCCCAATTATGACTTCTGCAACTGCCAACAGTGGTTCAGCAACAGTCAGCAGTAATAACATGAACTTGCTTGGTTCAACGTCTACGGGAATTGCTGGCGCGTACGTAGGAACAAGCGGTACAAGCAATATTGTGACTTGGACTGTACAAACCACTAGCCCGTCTGATATACGTTTAAAAGAAGAAATTGCAGATAGCGATTTAGGTTTGGCATTTGTTAAACAGTTGCGGCCCGTCTCTTACAAACTAAAAGCAGACCCAAAACATCAAAAAGGCTATGGCTTTATTGCCCAAGAAGTCGAAAGTCTTATTGGCGGGGAGTCATCTTTGGTTTATCACGAACCCGATTGGAAAGTTGGGGATGAAGTTGGATTTAAAACAATTCACTACCCGTCTTACATTGCGGTTTTGACTAAAGCGATTCAAGAATTGACCGCCAAAGTTGAAGCGTTAGAAACACAATTGAAAGGTTAACCATGCCAAGAGAAGTAACTATTCCCGCAGAAACGGTTTATGAGGAAATTCAATCATTGTTGGCGTAACCGATGCTAACGGCACATTTCTTGTTCCACAACAGTTTAAAACCTATGACATTTATAACGATATGTATATTAACTTAAATTCGGCTAATCCAATTTGGAATCCTAGCAAACCTGCAGGAACCTATTTCAATGAAGATTTATGGCACTTTATTGATATTTTAAGGGGTGAATAATGGGTGGTTTTTCAGCACAATTGCAGTCTCCTCAATCCTCTAACCCTGCGGGTAAAGGTGCGGGGATGTCTGCCATGCAAATGGGGCAAAACCCTATTGAGACTTCCCCTGAAGAGCAAATGATGAAAATGCAACAACTTCAGATGGAACAACCTAGTTTTCCTCAAGGCAACCAAATGCCCCAAGACAACATGGGACCGCCTTTGGGCGGGTTGGGTGGGTTAATGGGTGGCAAAATAACCATGCCAGGCCAAGGTGGTCAGCCTCAATTAGGTATGCCTAATGCCTATTCAAACACCATGCAACCATGGGATAATCAACTTAATCAATCTAACGGCACGGGTTTTCAACCCTTCAAAATGTCTGGTAAAGGAGCTTAATCATGGGTGCAGGAAAAGGTTCAAGTACTTCATCAGTACAAATGACTCCGGAGCAAACGGAATTATTAAAACTTCAAACTGGTGCGCTTAAAGAAACATTTCTTCCCGCTTACCAAAAAACAGTAACAGGTGCTGAAGAGCGCATGAATTTGGCGCAACCTTATGCAAATGAAGCAGCTAAAACTGCTTTTAATACTTTTGGTGATGTTTCAAAAATAGGTTTTGAAGCTGGCACTAAAGCTTATGGTTCTGGAATGAATCAATTAGAGCAATTATTTGATCCTAACTATGAGCAAAATCAGATTAATGCCGCTTTGCAAGCAGGTCGTGAATCTGCTCGTGAATCTCAGGCAGGTCAAAATGCTATGTATGGAGCCGCAGGTGGTTTAGGTTCATCTCGCATGGCTTTGGCTGATCGTAATCTGTCTTCCTTGAACGCTCAACGACAAGCCACTGCTGCCGCTGGCGCACAAGCTCAAGTTCAACAAAATCGCATGGGTGCGGCTACTTCAATGTTGCAAGCGGGTAAAACTTTGGCCGATCTTGGTATGACTTCAACTGGCGCAAGAATTACTGCTGCTCAATCTCCAATGGATTTGTATTCAAAATATGCTGCGGTTGTTTACGGAACACCTCAAGCTTCTACAACTGCTAATTTTGCTGGTACACAAGGTCAAAAGACTTCCAGCAAAGGTTTTGGAATTTAAGGAAATATCATGGCAGCAGATGTACCTTTCGGACTTAGTTTTGGCAACCCTGCTAAATATATGGGGCAAAGCCCTTTGGCTGAAATTGGCAAGGCAGCAAAAACAGGTTTAGTTCTGTATGGATTGCAACAAAGTGGTGCAATTGAAGCATTAGATAAACTTGGTGTTAAACCTAATCAAGCAGGTACATTTTCTTATAACAATCCTGCTGCACCTACTGCTGCTGTTCCTCCTTCTGGTGTTGCTACACAACCTGTAATGCCTAATACTAATACTAATGCTTTTACTCCTGCCATAGCTACTCCTGTTTATGACAGTGCAGCTCCACCTATATCAACAACACCTCCTGCCAACATTGGTTTTGATGTTCTTGATGGAAAATACAATGGTGCTGAAACTTCATTTGTAAACCCACAAGCGCAACGAGATTCATTGGTTTTGCCACAACAAACTGGATATAACCAAATATTAGCCACTGGCAATGAATACCAACAAATGCCAGGTTATGGCAAACTAGCTAAAGCCATGCAAGGTATGGCTGGTGGAATGATGGGATAAGGAACAATCATGGCAGAAACTATTGAACAAAAAGCTCCTGTAACAACTGAAAGCTCTTCAGTTACGATTTATCCAAGTGCTTTGCAAGATGCTGCCGCTATTAAAGATTCGGCTAATGCTGCTTTGGCAACTCGTGATACTAAAGGTTTAATCAATGCTGCCCAACAAATGGGTGTTGATACACCTCAAGGCAACGCTGCGCTTAAAACTGCTCAAGAGATGCAGGAAAGATCTAATACATTTGCACAAGTTGTTGCACCTATTAACAATGCAAAAACTGATGGTGAGCGCAATCTTGCTGCTGCCAAAGCTTTGCGAAATGTTAGCCAAGAACCTTTATATGGCCAAGCATTAATTGCTTTTATGATGGGTCAAAAAGAAGCTGCTTTTAATTTGGCCACTGGTGGTGCTTTAAAGACCACTACTGAATATGCCAAAGACAATGGCAACATTATCCAAGTCACTGTTAATGCTCTAGGTCAACCACAAGGATATTTTGATGTTGAACAAAAACGTGTCCTTACTCCTGAAGAATATTCAAAGCGGGGTGGTAGCACTTCTGACATCGACAAAACTTTTGCTATTAGAAGTGCAGAAGAAAATCGTTCACGCTATAACTCAGCGTTTCAAAACGAAAGAGTAGCGGTAAACAAATGGACAGAGGCTTATGCTGGCCTTGCACCAAAACTTGAATTCTTAGATAAATTTTACAGGACAGCAAAAACTGACCTTGCTCCTGATGAATACGCAAAATTAGTTGGTGCTATTAATCAAAGTGTTGGCCAATCAAGCACTAAAGCCAATAGCTCAACTTATTTCAATCAAATCAATGACAGTAAAAATAAGAAAGAATCAATTAAAGTTGATGCAGGTCTTGCCGCTAAATTGCGGATTCCTGCTCAATTAATTGGTACTGAATTTACTGTTGATGGAAACTATCTTGTTTCTAAAAGCAATGGAAGTTCATATGATTATGGTTTGTTAAAACAACAAACTGATTCTGCCAATCTTTCTTCTGAGGCTACTCAAAATAGTCAATCAACATTAGATAGTATTGTTACTTCTAAGAAGTTTCAAGATTCTATTGCAGGTAAATCTCCACAAGAAAAAGCTAGGTTGATTCAGGAAATGAAAACTGCCATTCAATTTGGCAATGAGGTGGGGTCTGAGTTAAATAAAGCTGTTGATCAATACGGCAAGCCAGCATTTATTTCTTTGCCAACTGCTGCATCATTTACTGATACGCAAGCCCAAGCAATGGTTCAACTTGCTCAACATAAGCAAAACGCAGAACAAATTGCGGCTTATAGAGATCACTTTGATAAAAATGCCAAGCATTACGATGAGACAAAGACTTTGCCAGTGCCTGGCTCCATTGGTGCGGCCTACACTTCTAAACCTATCTTTAATGAGATTCGTGATCGTTGGTCTAATGATATTGCTAGAATTTTTGAAAGTGAATATGTTGCTCGTGGTGCAAAGCAGACTACTGCCAAACCAAAACCTCAAGGTCAATCTACGGCTCCTGTAGCACCACCACAAAGCAACAAACCACCTTCTTTGTCAGAACTTAGAAGACAAGCCGGAGGTAAATGATGGCTAAATTTGATGAAGAAAAATTCCGAGCTTTAGCAAAAGCTGCTGGCTATGGTGATGCTGAAATTGAAGCAGAAATAAAATTAGAGAAAGCACCCGCTGGTGCTGCCGTACCTAATATTGTTCCTATTGCTGATGGTAGAGACACAACTGCCGCTTTTGAAAAAGAAGCACAAGCAAAGGGCGCAGAACTTATAACATCTGCAAAAGAAGAAAAAGAAAAAACTTTAACAGAACCACCATTTGATTTTGTAAAAGCTATTAATTCACCTGTTGGATATGTAACAGGGGCTGCTGCTATTGCCGCTCTTACTGCTGGTACTGGATATGCTTTTGGTAAAGCTAGATCAGGACTTAGCGGTATTAACCAGCGAAAAATTGGTCAACAACCAATAGACAGAACAATTGATATCCCAATGGATACAGTTGAAAAAAGGAACATGAGCCCGTTTGCTCAACAGTTTGAAACAACTTATGGTGTTCCTTTGGCTGATGCCGAAAGATTAACAGGTGGGCCAATTACCAATCCTAAAGATGCGGCTATTGTTGGCGGTGCATTAAAGAATCAAGGTGGTATTTCTGTAAATAATCCTTATCAAACAAGTTCGTATACACAAGCACCTGCACCTGTTGCGCCTACTGCACCTGCTATGCCACAAGCAAATGCACCTGTTGCACCTATTGACCCGCTTGCACCTAGACCTAATCCATACATGACACCTAGCGTTCAAGAAGGTGTAGCAACTGGCAATACTGCCCAAGCGGTTCAAACTGTTGTTGCTAAAGAACTTGATAAAGCTACAGGTGTTGCGCCTACCCTAGCCACATTTAATCGTGATGCTAATGGCAATATTGAATATCCAAAAGGTATGAGTCCTGCTGCTAGACAAGGTGCTGAAGCATTTGCTCAACAGTATCCTGACAATGCTAAAGCTTTGGCTGCTGAAGGTCGCTTTGGTATTTTGGGTGCTGGCTCTGGCGACAACAACTTATTTAATTCTTATGGCTCTGACATGATGAAGAGAATTCGTGATGAAGTAAATCAAGGTCAAATGGTTGGACCATACGGAAATTATGAAGGCAAAGTAAATCCGGCCATCAAAGCTATTTCTCCTGAGACTGCTTTAGGTAAAGAGCTTGCTGATTTAAGAGCTTCACAAACTGGTGGCAATTTTGGCCCCCTTGGAACACCTGCAAGTATTGGTGGCAAAAAAGGTGGATTGCTTACTGGTGCAAATACAGTAACCAAGGCAATTAAAGCGGGTGGTCCTGCTATGCTTTTGATGAGTATTGCTGATGCCGCCAATGCTGCTCAACAGGGTAGATATGGTGAAGCTGCAATTCGTAGTGCTGATGTAGCAACAGACTATCTGCCAATGATTTCTCAATTGAAGCAAGGTTTAGCACCTCGTGAAGCTGGCGCACCTACTGTATCTCAGCAAACAATTGAAAGCTCTGCATTGCTTGGTAGCCCTTATGCTCAAACTGAATGGGCTAAGAAACAAAGATTAAAAGAGAAAGCTGGTGCTGGCCGTGGCATTGCTCCTCCTTCTGCCTACATGAGGTAAATATGTCTGAAGTATCACACGCTCAAATATTTGAACGCCTTATTAAGGTGGAAGAAAAAGTAGATCGTATTGAAAAGAATACAGAAAATGTCGTGAACGCTTTTAATGCGGCACAGGGTGCATTTACTGTTTTAGAAATGCTTGGGAAGCTTGCAAGGCCATTACTTTGGATTGGTGGATTGTTTACTGCTGCAGTAATTGCATGGCAGAACTTTAAATCACATTTTTGAAAGGTCATCATGGCTACAGGTTTGTACGCAAACATTCATGCTAAACGCAAACGCATTGCTGAAGGTTCAGGCGAGAAGATGAAGAAGCCTGGCACTAAGGGTGCGCCTACCAAAAAAGATTTCACAAAGTCTGCAAAAACTGCTAAAAAATGAAAGATTGGGCTGTTGCTTTTACAAGTGCAGTCCTTTTTAGCATTACTGTCATTTGGTGTGCTTACATTATTGTGTGGGCATGGTATTAGCGTTTTTATTGGCTGTAGCTATTGAGTACAGATGTGTTAAGTGGGTTTGGGTTGGCGATGTGTACAACCGGAAAGTCTACTGTATTGAATGGAAAAAGGTAGATAAAAAATGATAGACCCCATCACAGCACTAGAAGGATTACAGAGCGCAATAGCAGTTGTAAAAAAAGCCGCCAAAATTGCAAATGATTTAGGTGGGTTAGCTGGCGTTGTTGGCAAACTATTTGATGCCCGTAGCCAAGCAACTAGGGCGATGGTTGAGGCTAAAAGGTCAGGCAACAAATCTAACTTTAGCGTTGCCATGCAAATAGAAAATTTGTTGATGGAAACGGCTAAGTTGGAATCTCAACTTCAACTGCTGTATATGCAGACGGGCCATATAGACGTATGGAATAAGATTAAAGCAAGAGCCGCTGAGATGGACAGGGATGATGCGATAGCTGCTCGTAAAGCCAAAGAAGAAGAACAAAGGAAAAAGGATTTAGAGGCAGAACAAATGCAATGGGCGGTTGCTATTGTCATCATCGTTATGTTTGTTGGCGCAGTGGGTTGGGGGCTTACACAAATTAACGAACTATGTGCTACAGCAAGGTGCGGTAGGTGAATGAGTACCAAAAACAGGCTGACAAATTCTTTAAGATATTTGCTAAACTTTATGTGGCATATCTAGTGGTTGGTCTGCTTCCTCACCTACCTGACGAATTGGCGGGAAAAATTGTCGATAAACTTCTTGGAATGATTGGACTGTAATGCTATCTTTATTTTCTACACTCGGTGGTTTGCTTATATCAGGCTTACCAAAACTCCTAGACTTCTTTCAAAACAAAGATGACCAAAGGCATGAACTTGCTTTGGCTAGGGTTCAAGTAGAACTACAGTTACAAATGATGGCTCAAGGCTTTAAGGCCCAAGAGCGCATGGAAGAGATTCGCACAGACCAGATTGCCATGCAAACTGATGCCCAAATGACAGAAGCTGCTTTGGCGCATGATGAGAAAATCATGGAGAAGGCAAGCACTTGGGTGGTTAACTTTGTGGGCACTGTAAGACCTATTGTGACTTACATCTTTATCTTTGAACTATGTGCAATCAACGCATGGATTGCTTACTATGTTTATAGCAGACCTAGCTTAGTCAATAACATGGATGATTTAATTCGAGTTACTGACATTATTTTCTCAGGCGATGAAATGGCTATGCTTGGAGGGATTATCGGTTTCTGGTTTGGCTCACGTTCATGGGCTAAGAAATGAAAATCAGCGAAAAAGGCGAACATCTGATGCACTTCTTTGAAGGCTACAGAACACGCCCGTATCGATGCAGTGCTGCGATTTGGACAGTGGGTTGGGGCCACGCTATGTATAGCGACCAACTAAACCTCCCAAACGTGCGTAAAGAGGGTTACACGGGGCTTATCAGATCTGATTACCAACTTAAAGGGGAAGACAATCGTGTATGGTCGAAAGAGGAACTGGTCGATTTATTCAAGATGGACATCAATTCTTTTGAACGTGGTGTTCTTCGACTTTCTCCTAATCTTGCTAGTCATCAAAGCAAATTCGATGCTGTTGTCTCTTTTGCGTACAACGCTGGGTTAGGAAATTACCAACGATCAACCATTCGCATGAAGGTCAATCGTGGTGATTGGGATGGTGCTGCCGAGGCTTTTATGTCATGGACCAAAGCAGGTGGTAAAGAAGTTGCGGGATTGGTTAAAAGACGCAAAGCAGAAGTAGTTTTGTTTTTAAGCTAATTCTTTGACAAAAATACCTTCTTTATTAAGAAACCCTTTTCGGTTCTTAATTTCTTGATAGGCCCCCTCAAGGCAGGTAACAAGGTCAAGGTCGGAACAAGCGCATCCCATTATTAGGGTTACCAAAATGTCTCCATAGGCATCTTTGATTTCTTCCCTGTCATTATTTGATATTGCGGTAAACAATTCCAATAATTCTTCTTGGGTTTTCAATGCTTGAGCATATGGTGTACTGTTCTGAACAATGCCACGAGCTTCGCCCCATTGAATTACTTTCATTTCTATATCTGCATAGCTCATTCTTCATCCTCCAAAAACGCATCACCAAAATTGGAATTTATTCCAGTACTGGTATTAAAAAAGTTATCACCAACTTTTGTCATAAACTCACCATTGTTGTTGATATAGCCACCACCAACTTTGTTAAACACATCACCATTTTGGTTGATTAACATGGTGTCAGTTTTTGTATAACTGTCGCCAGAGAATAGATCTATTAGAAATCTCATACTATCCTCCATACAGTCATATTACGGCCATTAGGACCCTTTACCCGAATGCCTGAATCTTCGATAAACCCTCTTTCTACCAAAGTAGAACGCCTGGCTCTGTAGGTAGATTTGTGGGTTTTGAAATGCTCATTCATCTGATCGTCTGTGAAGCCTTTACTGCCTCGCATGGCTGCATATTCATAGACTGCCCCCTCAATGTTTGGCAGGGCCAGCATAATGCTTTTGGCGGCTTCTACTGAAGTGTCTTTAGCATCTTTACGAAACATTTTAAATAAATTAATCATTACTTTCTCCTATTAGGTGGACTTGTCTGTGGTGTGATGAGCATAACCAAACTACATCAAGTGGTCTTGAATAATCTGGATGATGTGCTTCTGCTTTTTCACCACAAACAAAACAAGCTTGTTTTATTAAAATTCCTTTTTTTATTGCACGAAAAACTTTTGCTTGAGCATTTTTTCTTTCTGGATATTTTTTTCTCCAATTATCTTTTCTGTTTTTCATCATTTCTGAATAAACAAAAGTTCTTTCGTACATTGAATCTTTTATTTTTTTGCACTCTTTACAATAAGAAGAGCAATTAGATTTTTTTCTAATATCTTTGTGAAAAAAACTGCTGTCTTTTTCTTTTTTGCATGAACTGCATTTAGCCATGTGAATCTCCATGACGAATCCAATAAGATTGGCAAAGCAGGGATTCAATCTGCTCTGTCCCCCGTCAGGTTAGCCAAATAACAGTATACATAAAAAAAAGGGGTACTCGCTACGTCTATGTTCGTCCGGCAGAATTACCGCATAGCATCCGCTTTCCCCTCGTTTAATTAAAAGGGTGCGTCATCCTCAAAATCCATGCCCTTGGATTTTCGGGTGGGGGTAGAACTTTGACGAACAGGCTTGTCACCATCAAATGGCTCACGAGCGTTAATCCATCCATCCCATCCACCAACAGGCATGGTGTCCATTTTGAATGAGATGTTGCCCTCATCATTGATGAACACTGAACCGCATTTGGAATAGCGTTTCTTCATGTCACCTGTTTTTGGGTCTTTGTATTCACCCACTGTTGCAATTGCGTCTAAGCGTTTCATGTACTTTCCTTCATTTTTTCTTTGTATGCCTTGATGGCAGACCTTACCTTACTATCAGGCTTGAGCGTATCCCAAACCCTAATGCGAACTTCGTTATCTGTAATAGATTCCCATTCGCCATACATACCAGCTTCATCACCAGCATCGTATCTCTCTTTGATGGCAGCAACTACCGCATCAATAATCCCTGTATCAAGCTCTGGCAGGTCTTCACCCGCATAGATGTACAGACCTAGCCCATGGAGGCTTAAAGCCTTTGTCATGCAACGCATGATGGCAGTGTTTACTTGAAATGCATCTGCTCCAACAATGGCTTTGTTGCGATGGTCCATGACAGGCAGTTGGCAGGTCATTGGCTTGCCAAACATAGTGACTGTTACCCAAACCATGTAAGTGCCATTGATCTCTGTATAGCACTTGTCGCCAAACATCATCACTTGAAAGTGTGCATTGGGGTCGGCCCTAAGAGCCTGATCCCATGCCCAAGCCCATGATAGGTATGTCAGGTTGCCTTTTTTCTCTGTATGCTCGTTTACGTTCAGTTTGAGCAGGTCATTTACTGTCATGTTATACCTTGTGGTTTTTGAATGCATTGTCATATTCTTCCTTGATGATCTCTAGTTGAGTGTTGTCATCAAGGTCTTTGAAATCTACCCAATCCATCTCACCACAACAGACAAGCTTTTGTCCTTTAGGTTGGACGCAATAGGGGCAGTACTTTGTGTGGGCGTACTCTTCTTTGTACTCAATGATGTAATTGTTCACGAGGTCCCCCTGTCGATCAATTAGGCTTTGGAGTTTCAAGTTTTTCTACTTTCTTAGCCAACAACCAATTGTCGCCAAGATATCGGATAGAACGAATCCATTGACGTTGATAGCTACGAATTGTTTGGGGGGGTGCGTCATATGTTTGGAATAACTGACGTACATATTTGAGGGCGTGTGTGTTCATTACTTTCTCCTTAAGATAAAATTTTAATTTCTGACTCATCACTTTCAGCAACAAGAGTGATTCTTATGTCACCATCTTTTGTGCGGATAGTCAGTTCTCTGTAGATGCCTGAAGAGATCTCTGCAATTGAACCAAGTTCAACATCAATTACTTTCGTAAATTCCATGCTCATCATTTTACTTTCTCCTTAGTGAAGTGAATCGTATGCTTTGTCAAAGAGGACATCACCATTCTGATCGGCTAGTTTGACTAGTTCCTCATCATTAAGTGGTGTGCCATCTTCGTAGCAAGCGTAACTGAAGTACGCATCTGAGAAATCAGGATAATCCCTACTATCGACACCATCTACTTCAATGTCGATAACTTTTCTGCCGTTTAGTGTTGCCATTACTTTCTCCTTTAGAGCCCCTAATGTGCCATGGCTAAAAAATTATTTGTATTAGGATAAACCCTAATAGACAGACAAAAAAACAACACTAATATTCTGAGCATGAACATCGAACAATCCGAACAAGCCTGTGCTGAAGCATTACTTGCTTACGCCTATAACTTAGTTATAACTTACAACCAACACCCTGGTGACCGAGATGCTGCCATGGTTGGTTTAATAGCTAGAGCATTGGAGCTTCATGTGGAACGACCAATAAACATAATTGGGATGTACCAATGAAAACAACTGACAAGTACGACCCTGTTATCCAGTGCATTGGGAAGCATCCTTTCCCTACATTCACTGTGGCTGAATCTACAATTTCTAAGAAAAGAGATCATTCTTTTCAGATTTATAAATGCCCTCATTGCGGATTTTTCCACATGGGTCATTCGACTACAAATTACAAGAACTTGAAGCGTAGTCAAAAATAGGTTATATTAATTTGAAACACGGCTAGGTTTGGGGTTGCTCCCAAGCCGAAAAGAGTTATCCCTTCTCCTGCCGAAGTTTCTTTAAAGGGTGTTTAAAAAGCGGATTTTATGCACTACTATCAGTTTCACATCGGTGACTACATGAGTCACACACGCCATTTATCGTTGTACGAAGATTTGGCTTACAGGCGGTTACTAGACTTCTATTTTCTCCATGAGCAACCCATCAAGCATAGGGATGTTGCCCGTCAGATTGGCATGAGAGAGCATGAAGAGGATGTGCTGACAGTCCTAAACGAATTCTTTCTTTCTACCCCTGAAGGCTTTGTTAACCCAAGGGCTGACAAGGAAATTCAACAATATAAAGAGTATTCTGAAGCAGGAAAACGTGGGGCTGCTAAGAGGTGGTCAAAGCCCCCTCATGGGGAGGTTAATAGCCCCCCCAATGCTACCCCAATAGCAACCAATAACCATAAACCATTACCCACTAACCATAAACCAATAGTAGAGAAGTCACAGCGTGGCTCACGCCTCGCCAATGATTGGGTTTTGCCAAACGAATGGGAATACTGGGCCAACAAAGAAAGACCTGATTTGAATGCCATGCAGGTAGCAGATCAGTTCAAAGATTTTTGGTGTGCTAAACCTGGCAAAGATGGGGTGAAGTTGGATTGGGCAGCCACTTGGCGTAATTGGGTGAGAAACCAAAAAGCCCCAAAGATGAATCCTGCCGACATTGTCAGAGTTACTGTTGCGCCATCCAATTTGCCAGACCCTGCATTGGAAAAGATTAAGGCAGATGAAAAGAAAGCCGCCCCTATGCCTGACCATATCCGACAAGCAATGGAAGCATTAAGGAGAAAAGCTTGACCCACGCTGAAGCAATGAGAATCTTGGATAAGGTGAGGGATGGAGTGCCTTATCCAATCAAAATAATCCGCATGGCTTTGGAGCTTACTGGTGACTTACAGCAGACGCAATCTTGAAAACCCAAGCGATAGGGTCATCCTAGAGCAAGCAGAAGCTCGTGAGCTATATCGCAATTGGGAATCATCCCAAAATAGGGACCTTATTCGAGCTAGGCTTGAAAGAGCAGAGCGCATATATGGCAGCGGTGCTAGAGACAGAATCAGAACTTATATGGCCCAAATGAGAGAAGGAACCCTTGAATGACATTTATGGTCACATTTATGGTGGAAGGCACACCAGTACCTAAAGGCAGACCTAGGTTTGCTAGACGGGGCAAATTTGTCTCAACTTACAGTCCAAAAACCACAGTTGATTACGAATCTAAGGTTTCTGAGTCGGCAAAGCTTGCAATGGGTGCTTCAGAGCCCCTAGAAACGCCTGTAGGAGCTTATATCTACATAACCTTACCTGTTCCAGCCTCATACAGTAAAAAACGCACACAGGCTTGTTTATCAGGTCAAGAGCGCCCAACCAAGAAAAGTGACATTGATAATTATTGCAAAGCAATATTTGATGGCATGAACGGCATTGTGTTTGTGGACGATAGCTTAGTGGTTTCGCTTCATGCAACCAAAGTTTACGGCACTATTGGCATGGTGGAAGTCATGGTCAGGGAAGATTTGAACTAAGGGTAAGTCCCTATATAAATAATCAAGATTTCAAGATACAGTAACTACATCAACAAATTTTTAAGGAGAAAGTAATGCACACAATTAATTTTGAAGCCAAAACTGGCGCAGGTGATGTAGAGGTTCAGGTCACCATGTCTTTTAAGGCAGACAAGTATTCAACTTGGGCTGAGAACATTGAGATGGTCACATTCAATGGCATGGACATCATGGGATTGATGACAGAAGAGCAGTTTGCCGACCTAGAAGCCAAGGGCATTAGAGCCATTGAAACCCAACGTCATTGGGAAATTGTGAACCACGAGCCATGAGCAATCGAACGATTTGGACTTTAGTAATTATTGGCTTAATTGCTTTTTGGACTTTGATGATTGGATTATTTTTATGAACACCCCTATGCCTGACGATTACATCAAACGACACCTTGGACCATGGCGGTCTTTGGAAGAGATCATTCGGTGGGTAGAAGCCTATCACGGCATATACGAGCCTAAAGGCTGCCCACCCTGTAATAACCACTGTAACCAAGGCAGAGATTGCCCTGCGAGGAAAGCATGAACAGAGAAGAGATTATTAGCATGGCACAAGAGTCACAAATGCCGTTTTACTGGCGCACAGGTGAAATTACATATCTTGACAAACTTGAACGCTTTTCCGCCCTTGTCGCTTCTGCCGAGCGTGAAGCGTGCGCAAAGGTGTGTGAAAGCCTGCCGTTGGAATGGCCAGATCAACCAACATTTGCGCAGACCGAGCGGGCAACCATGATGGACTGCGCTGCTGC